TGCAGGCGATCCGCACCGTCCAGATTGCGAGCCCTCATCGCAACCTGCTGCTCATAAACGCGATGCTGATTTTCCCACTTCTCGCGATTCAGGCGATCGTTCAACGCCACGATTTCCTGATTCCGGTCGCGAGTGTTCCTGGCAGTGATGTCCGCTGCAATGGCGCTCGAATACAACCCGCGATCCGTCAACGATTGCAACTGGACTGAAAGTGTTGCATCAAATTGCTCGTTGATCCTCGCTAGTTCCGTCGCCCCTAGATCGACAAGAAACGCCGTCGCCACGTCTGAATGCGTCGTGTACTCAGGCTGCAAGTTGGCCAGTTCGTCGCTGTATTCCGCAACGTGATTGCTCAAGGCATTATTCGACGAAGCACGCTCAGCGTCCAAGACAGTCGCAATGCCCGTATAGTCTGGTTCAAGCGTGGCTACTTTATCGCCGTAATCAGTCTTGAATAACGCCAACACATCATTCGAGGCTTCACGCTCGGCGTCCAGTTCAACCGCGATATTGTCGTAGTCCGGTTCGAGTTCATCGACTTCGCTGCCAAAGTCTGCCTTGAATACCGCCAGTGCAGAGTTTGAAGCGGATCGTTCGGAGTCCAGCACTGTCGCGATGTTGCTGTAGTCCACAAGGAGCGTATCAACGACATCTCCAAAGTCGTCCTTGAACAACGTCAAGGCGTCGTTGGAATCATCCCGTTCGGCATCAAGTTCGACGGCAATGCTGTCATAATCCGGTTCAAGCGTGTCAACCTTTGTGCTGAAGTCCACTTGGAACGTGGCAAGTAAGCCGTTTGAATCTGCCCTTTCGCTGTCCAGATCCGCGGCAATCGAAACGTAATCCGGCAACAAGGCGTCAACTTCAACACCATAATCGGCCTGAAATACTGAAAGGGATGTATTGGAGTTGTCGCGTTCCGCGTTCAGTTCGACGGCAATACTGTCATAATCCGGTTCCAAGGTATCGACCTTAGCACCGAAGTCAGTCTGAAATGTTGACAATGCGGAATTGGAAGAAGTGCGTTCTGCATCCAAGTCCGAAGCAATGCTTGTGTAGTCAGACGTCAACAGATCCAGTGTTGTTCCGTAGTCCGTGGCAAAGGTGGTCAGTGCATCCGTTCCCAACGTCAGTAACGCATCAACCTCCGTCTCCATGCTGTCGTACTCGCCTTCCAGCCCATCCAGAATGGCATTTACGTCAGTCGTCACGTTCAAGAGATCGGTATTGGTGGATGACAGAAGCGAATCGAGTTCGGCGGCATAGTCTGTGTATTCCAACTCCAAAGCGTTCAGGTATCCCGTTTGACTTGCCGCGAACGCTGTTAGGTCGGCATCTGCATCCGTGATGAGCGTCTCGATCTCACCCAAGTGCGATGAGTAATTAGCATCCAAGTCAGCCAGCTTAGCCGTCAGGTCCGCCAAAAACGTTGTCAGGTATCCGCCCTGTGCGGTCAGTAACGAGTTGATCGTGGTCGTGCTGGCGGTGACATTCGATTCCAGGTCGGTCAGTTTTGCGTGCATCTCCGTGAGCTTGTCGGAAGCCTCGGCAGCATCGAGGACGAGTTGACTTTGATTCAAGTCGATCAAGGCGTCGACTTCGTTCATGTACGTGTCGAGATTCCCGAGATACAGCGTCACGTAATTCTCGTGGATCTCAGATTGTTCCTCAAACTGATCGTGACTCGTTTCCAACATCGTCGACCAACTGTTGACGACGTCGTTGTAGCGAGTCGTGTTGTTCGTGTCCGCAACGTTCTTTGCGTCCGTATACGCCTCCAGGAGCGACTGAAGGATAATCCAGTGCTGAAGCGACTCGCGGGTTAGCGAATAGTATGGCGTCGGCGGAACGGTCGTGTTGTCATAGGAAATGTCGGTAATTCGCCATCCTTGCGCCACCAACCAACCAACCGAGTCAGCAGGAATTTGGGTGATATTCTGCGTGACCCACCACGACGGCGAGTAGGGAGTAGCCTGAAGCACGTGGGCAATTGGAAACTGGCCAGAATTTTGTTCTGGGACTGGATCGCAGGCCATAGTTACCTCCACCTACCACTAAGGGTCGTGTCCATCGAAGAACTTTCGTACGCCCAACTGCCTTCGCTGGACAGCCACAATACCACGAACATTGCTCTCACACGCGGATACACCCGATGCGATCTGCCGGCCGACCAAGTTCCGCTGGCCGACACGTAGCTCGCGTAACTGTTTCCGGCCAGCGCGGCCGTAATCGCTGTCTTGCCGTTGGCGGCCGCTGCCTCGGCAGTGTCACCCGCGATCAATCTCCATGTTACGTCCGCACTCCCAGCGGCGATGTTGCCGTGCAAGTGTAAGACGCGCCCGTAGCTGTTGGCTTGCCCGAGCTGCAAAGGACCGATAAGTACGTGACTAGCCGTTTCTAAAGTGTCAAACGGCCAAAACTGTTGCCGCGCCGTATCGTAGAACCAGGACGGGCCAGCAGTCAGGTGAATGTAAACGCCGCGATCGGCGTGGTAGTAATCCAGCACGCAATCGACATCAACAACGCCAGTCAACTCTTCGGGGATGCGATCTTCCGACACCGGAGCCAGATTGCTTCCGTCCGCTCCAATCGAGTACAAGCCATGAGAGGATAGGAAGTACACCGTGTCGTGATTCACACACCAGGCGCTCGCTCCAATGATTCCACATTCGTCGCTGACCCTGCGAAGTGAGCCAGTTGCTGGATCTCCAGAAAGAACCCACACTTCGTCGGCCGTGAAGCAGAGCAGGTAGTTGTCCTTGTGCGGCACGACAGCGACAACATCCCCACCAACGACATCAGCCAGCGACAGTTGAAGCAGTATCGGGCGTCGCGTGTCGGAAATGTCGGTACTCAGCGCCGTGTCGGCTGGAGTCCCTTGTCGCGCCGCAGTAATCGCATTGTCGGAAAAGGTAATCGCTCGATCGCGATACACTGGATCGTCCTTGGTCCCAGCCGCTTGGGCAACGAAGGAACCTCCTCGAAGACGATTGGTGAGCGAGTCTTCCAGGCGTACGTTCATCGACCACGGCGAGGGGAATGGCCCCCTGCCGCCAGTCGAATCACGAAACCCGAATCGCCGAATGACGCCGGCCATCGGGAACTGAAGATCCATCACCTTGCGAGGCATTGGTAACTCCTAGTTACTTACCCCACAGTTCGATAAGAAGAATACCGGTCGAGTAGGTAGCTGACGAATCGCCAGTTCCACCAGCCAAGTACAAATACGAGTTAGCAGCAGGGAAGGCGGTGAGAGGAATTCTCGAAGCACTGGTCAGGTCGCCGGAATCGCAGAGTTGCGTTTCCGTCAAGTCAGTCACGAGGGTATCCTCGACACCCGTGGCTTCTACCGCCGACCATAGGTCAATATCATTATCACCAGTCGCTGGCGTCTCCAGGCAGGTCAGCAGCCCTGCAAAGATCGTTCCGTTGCGAGCGGCCGTGATCTGTCCAAGATGCGCCACACCGGCACCATTTGCACCGATGATGTCGTTGGCAGTTCCGCCGCTGTTGAGACCTGCCAAGTCAATCAAGATCGTCGTCTTGAACAGCGTGCCGATCTTTTCGACGCGACTGGCGAAGTTAGCAGCAGTCCCGGTGATACCAACGCCTGCCGTAGTGGCCAGGTTCGCCATGATACTACCGGCGGTCAGAACAGTGGCATCGAGTTGATTCAACTCGGCTGCGGTGGAAGTAACGGCAGTTCCACCAATGGACAATGAATCAACGTCCAGCGTCTCTAGCGCGACGTCCGTGCCCTCCTGGGCAATTGCCGTCCACTGGTAGGTTGTGCCGGTTTTGACCGACATGAAGACCACCATATCGCCAGCGTCGTCAAATACAATCGACGTGTCAGCGTCCGCGTTGTAACCACCAGTCACAGTGAGCGTCAGGTCACCACCGTCGGTGTCTAAGGCGATGGATGTCAGAATGCCAGCCTTGGTCGGTCTGGCCAGGGTTCGCGTTTCCGTCGTCGCTGTGGTGATGAGGCATTGCTGGCCCCACATGGTCGGCGTAATACTCCCAGCGTTGCCAGGATCGTTCAGCACGCCAGGTCCGTTGGCCTCAAATGCTCGGAACAGGTCTCGTAACACTCGATGGGCAGACATGATCTACTCCTTGTTAAAGATGGTTCGGGGAAATCCCGTGATCCAGAGGGTGAAACTAAAACTATTCGTTGGTCTCGTAGTAGAGCGTCATTGTGCCTTCTTTCGAGGCACCGCCTTCGTCAACAACAACCTTGATGCGTTCGTTCAGAATAGGGATCTTCACGAACGCATCCGTCGCGGCAGCGCCAGTCGTGTTCTTACTGGCGAACGCACGCGGGTGATACCACACCGTGGACGTTCCAACATTCGCTGCCGTTAAAATCGGAATGCCGGAAGTCTCCCCGGTAATCACCAAGTCCGTCCCGGTGGCGAGAGTTCCCGGCACGTACTTGATGGCAAGAATACAGCCACGGATTCTTGTGCCTAAATAGACAGTCGCATCCCCATCCGCATTGACTGTGAGGGTTGCGGTTACTGAATGGATCATAGCGTGTCTCCGTCAAGAGTGATCGCGCCCATGCGAACGGACCTCGACCAGTAATCGTAATCGTACATATTGTTGTTGTAGCCTTCACCGCGAGGAGCATCCGGGCCGAGACTGGTGGGTGCGGACTTCTCCTGATCGGCCATGATCGCCAACGGCAAGAGTTCCATGAATCGTTTGGTGTGGCGACCCTCTTGCTCTTCGAAGTTACGCTCGGCAGCAGCCAGGCAGGCTTCCGTGATGACTTGAGCCAAGGTCTCGCCACCAACCGGAAACTCGTTGGTCGTGTCGATCATTGTCGGACGCAAGATCATCGGCACCTTGAGGACATAAGCCGCATCCGGCGTGGGGTACAGAGCCAGCCGCTTCCGAGATCCAACAGTCGGATCGAACTCGACTGTTCGAACGCTGTAGTACATCGGACGATCGTGATATGGGTTTTCCTGAGACATCCGGCGAATGGCGCTGTCGTGTCGCTGCCTCACCGGCGGGTAGAAGTCGGATTGTCCAGGCTCATAATGCAAGTCGCTATCGCCGGAGATCGCTTCGAATGCCGCTGGGAGATCGTATTCCGGGCGGCCCAGTTCGAAACTCGACGCCACCGCCACTGTGACGGACGTGTCTTCCAGGGTGATCTGTGAACCGCTGTCGCGGGTATCGACATCGTAATAATCGTCGACAATCTTCAGCACACCAACGGCGGCCCAGGACGGGAATGTCCCACCAACCAGTGTGACAACGCCAGCAGCTACTGTGATCGTTCCAGTTGCGTAAGGCGCCGTCGTGGTTATCTCCTTGATCGGCCGGAAGAACGACCACAGATGCGCCGTGTAAACGTCCTGTAGACCGTCCTTGATGCAGTCCTCGATGTCCGCCGTTTGTTTCGACGAGAACTGCGACCGGTCACCAAACAGGTAACGTCCCACTCGTTCAAGCAGGGTCGAATAACTTGCGGTCATTGCGGCGGGTGTAGGCATGTCGCAATCCAAAAAAGCCAGGGGCGAGCGAACCCGCCCCCAGCGGCTACGCGATGGTTACAGCAGTTGGGCGCAGGCCCACCAATCCACATTGATTACCAAGGCGGCGGCAGTTGTCCCCTTGGCACCAATGATCGGGGCCATCAATACGTCGTCGGGGAACGTCGCCGCGTCCAATTCTGCCGTCGTCAACCGGGCTGGCGTGATATTACCGCCAGGCAGGGCGTTGTTGACGTAGAATTCGAGCTTCTTGGGATGGGCACGGTAACGGAAGCCGAGCTTGTGATACGTCGTGGCGGAAGCCGTGAACGTATGCAGCGCATTCAGCTTCGTCTTCGTCGCACCATCCTGGTACGTCTGACCGTCTGCCTTGTAGGCACCGTCGAACACTCCGGCTTCTGCGTACAAACTGACAAAGCCGCAGAAGTTCTTGTCGGCCAAGGCACCAGTCGTATCGACGAAGAATGCGTCTGTCGCACCCATGCCGACCTCACCGAGCCCAACGCCAATCGACCACTTGGACGCAGTGATCGCCGAGACTGCAAAGCGGCATTCGAACACGAGATCCTTGTCGGCCAGCTTGAACGGAGCGCCAAGGCCACGTCCCCACTGGAGGATCGCCTCGTCCTCGTTTGTACCCGCGTCCATTGTCAAGGCAACAATGCCCTTCTCGGTTGCCGTGTCGGCAACTTGCTCAACGGTAATCCCGCCATCCCCGCCAGTCTCCAGCATCAGATACGGGCCTTCCTTCGTCGTCGCCTGGAACGAATGAAAGTCGTCGAAGAATCCAAACGCGGGATTCCCGCCCGGAGTCTGCCAGGTCGTCCCAAGTGGACTCATTGCAGACGGAGGCGCGAAGCCTTTCCACAGCCGACCTGAAAGCAGCCTGGAATCGAAATTGTCAAATGTCAGTAACATGGTCGTCAATCCTTTTGTTAGCGGGAATACTCAGCGAAGGGTGAGTGATGTCCCTGAAAGTGAAAATGGCGGGTGGATGTTAGCGTCGCACCCGCCAACGACGGAACGAAGGAAAACCTACGTGGTTTCGGTAACGGTGACCGTGCTGTAACCCCGGAAGTTGGCCCGGCGGTTGTAGCACACGACTTGCAGCGAATCGTCCATCGCGCGAACGCGGACGTTGCTCATATCGGGATGCTGGTAAGGCTTACGCTTGCGCTGGCTGCGCCCGGAGGCGTAGTAGCAGTCAAACGTGTTCCAGTCGACACCCAGAATGATCCCGTCCGTGCGAGCATTCTCGCTGGAAGAGTTCGTCCAGGCCGGCACCCACGTCATCGGAACACCACGGATGAAGACCGAACCGCTGTGCGCGGCGAGGTCATCCTTGATGTTGTCATTGCCCAACTGCAACAGGCGACGAGCCTGAGCAATCCGGCTATGCGTGGTCAGCAACTCCCAACGGTGGTTGCCCTCGGGCTTGATGTCCGAGCGCTGAATCGGCGGCTTGAACGTGCAAAGGTCCATCGAATTGATAACCTTTTCCACGAAGTCGTCGCGATCGACCACTGTGTAGGGGAACGTCCGGTTGCGCCACTGGTCGTACGTGGTGCAGGAAATTCCGCCGACGCCATTCGATCCCCATCC